AATATTAATATAACAGGATCTGAAAATGCTTTCGTAGGTCACAACGGTGAGTACAATGAAGTATTATGGTTTTATCCTAGAACAGGATCTGACACAATTAATGCAGTAGTGGCTTATAACTATCTAGAGCAAACTTGGTGGACAGGAACACTAGATAGAACAACTTGGATTGATAGAGAAGTTTATGATAACCCTGTAGCCTCGGACTACTTACCAACGACCACGGCCAACAATGAAGTTATCTCTGGTCTAACTGATGGTGCCACTCAAATGTTTTTACATGAGACAGGAAATAATGCAGACGGTCAAGCCATGACAGCTTTCGTGAAATCAGGATCTGTAGAAATAGGTGATGGTAATGATATTCTTTTTGTACAAAAACTAATACCTGATATTCAAAATCAAGAAGGTACTTTAAATATGAATTTAGAATTCAAATATTATCCAAACAATACGACAAGTGTCATTAAGACAGCAACCTTTACCGATACTACAGAGTTTGTAAGCCTACGAGGAAGAGGAAGAGAATTCACAGTTAACGTTGTCTCTAATACAACAGGCACCGCTTGGAGACTAGGCACACAACGTTTTGATATACAACCCGATGGTAGAAGATAATGGATAATTTTATTTTCAAGAGCAAGATTGAAAATCACATTGAAATAAAAAAAAATCTTTTAGACCAAATTAATTTAATTCCTAATAATCCAATACATGAAAAACAATGCAAACTTTATCACACTGATTGGAATTTACCTGTGAATATGCATAGAGAATATAGATTTATTTTTTTCAAAGCTGTAGAAAAACATTTAGAAAATATGACATCACAGTTAGGTGCTCCTAATGTTGAAATTTCTAATTTTTGGTTTCAACAATATATTGAGAATGGCACACACGGTTGGCACACACATGCAGGATGTCATTTTTCTAACGTATATTTTTTAGAATGTTCAGAAGGAACCTCAACTCAATTTAAAGATTTTCAAGTTAGTTGTAAAGAGGGGGACATATTAAGTTTTCCTGCTTTCTTGCCTCATAAATCACCTACGATACAACAGGGGGATAGAAAAACAATAATTGCTTTTAACACAATTATAACTTTTCCTGATTAGAATATAGTTTAATATAAAAACATGGCAAAACTAATATTACAAAGATTTCCTGATCCTAGACCTGAGTACGATGCTCAACAGTCTGCTGAACTAATTCGACAATTGGAGGAAATGATACAACAATTGAACACTCAATATACACAAGACACTCAAGAGGAGTCTACAAGAAGAGCGTGGTTTTTTAGATAGATGGCTGATGTATTTAAAAGGTTTACACAAAAAGCAGCTAACACTGCAGCTATAACAATTTTTACAGTCCCTGTTGCAAATGTGGCAGCAACTCCTCCAACACCTGTTTCAACCTTTATAGTTCAAACGATAGTTCTTCATAATGATTCAGGATCCGGTACTGTTAATGCAAAAATAACACATAATAATGGTTCTACTGACGTAGAAATTAATAACATTGATGTAGCTCATGGATCTACTCAACAACTTAATGGTCCTTTTGTGTATGAGGGTGGAGACTCTTTAAAAATTCAAGCGTCTTCAACAGATCTCACCTCTGATATATCTGTATTAGAAGTCAAGCAACAGCAATAAATGATTTTAATTGAAGAGGATTTTTTAAATAAAGAAGTTTGTCAATATCTTACAAAACTATCAATAACAAAAGAAGAAGAAGCAGTTCCTTTTCGAGACATTAATATTCTTTTACTTCAAGAATATGATTTACCTTTTACAAAAAAAATAGTTTCTTATACAACTAATTTTTTAGGTAAAAGAGGTGTAACTGCCTTTCCAGAAAGAATTGAAATTACTATTTGGAAAGAAAATTCCAAACAAAATATGCATTTTGATGAAGCTAGAGAGTCAACTAATTTGACATCAATTACATATTTGAATGAAGGATATTTAGGTGGAGAAACAGCATTTGATAATGGTGTCATAATAAAGCCTAAAATAGGAAAAACTGTTTTTTTTGATGGAAAAAAATACCTACATGGGGTTAATCCTGTTACAAAAGGAAAAAGGTTCGTATTAGCTATTTGGTATACATATGATTTGGACTCAATAATTTAGCAACAACAATAAACCTATTGATTTCCTAGCTTTCTACCTATAAAAATAGAGTATGGCAAAGATTGTAGATGAACCAAAGATCCTGCGTTATGACTCGATCGATGGTAAAAAAGTTCCTGTATATAGTGCAAAAGTAGAAACTACTGTCACTAATACTAAAACAGGTCAAGAATATAATTCACATGAGGAATGTCAGGCAGATATTGACAATCCAGATACAGACACAAAAGAAGCAGATATAAGAAGAGATGTTCACGTAACAGCTCCCAATGTATTTGCTGGAGCACATACCCTCCCTGAATAAAAATAGAAAGAGAGAGAGAAAATGACTAAATTTTGGTTTGAAGTACCAGGATATTTTAATTATATGGAAACTTATGACATGATTGCTCATAAATTGCCTGAAGGAAGTCGCTTTATTGAACTTGGATGTTTACTAGGAAAGAGCACCATCTTTCTTGCATCACGGCTCAAAGAATTAAACAAAAAATTTGAATTTCATGTGGTAGATACTTTTGAAGGTACCGCAGGTGAGCATAATCATTTAACAAATTTTTATGATCAATTTGAAGAAAATTGTAAAGATTACATTGATCAAGGTTGGATTACAAAAGTACATAAAATGAAAACGGATGAAGCGGTGAAGTTATTTCAAAATAAATATTTTGACGCAATAATGATTGATGCTGATCACAAATATGAATCTGTAATAAATGATGTTATGAACTGGTTACCAAAATTAAAAGATAATGGAACACTGTTTGGGGATGATTATTATATGGAATCTGTCGCTGAAGGTTGTAAAAAAGGTCTTATCGATTATTATAAAAAAGGAGTGCATTTAGCTGTAATGTATGGTCGTGAATCTACTTGGTATCATGATAAATCGGATAATCCTGATAAATGGCTTAAGAAGATCCCTTAGATTTTTTTTTACCCTTACGTAATATTTCTCTAGTAAGTTGCCAAGTTGATGGTATAACAGTAATACGTGACGCAAATTCTCCTGTTTCATCACCAAATATAACTATCTTTTCCTTATCTTCATGTAAAAGGTAGCCAACACTATTACACTTAGCTAAAACACCTTTGGTTAGGATATCCTCCCATTCAAACCAACCTGCACCGAAAGCATCAAAGGCATCTACCCATTTGATAAGAACAATATCTAGTTCTTCTACATTTACTTTTAGTATCTTCTTCATATTGATATATTGCATAATAACAGTTTTTTCCGTATAAATATAGATAGTATAAAAGGCAAAACTTATGGCATTTGAATTTAGAGATATATTACCAGCAGTAGGAGCAGTTATAGGCTTTGGTTTTGGCGGACCAGGGGGTGCGGCTCTTGGCTCAGGAATAGGATCTTTAGCACGTGGTGATGAAGCTGATGAGGCATTGAAAAATGCAGCACTTGGTTATGTTGGTGGTAAAGGCACACAATTCTTAGGCTCAAAAATTCCTGGAGTTGACAATTTTTTAAGTAGCATTCCAGTAGCAGGAGATTTTATAAAAGGGGGTATGGACAAATCATTTGGTGATCTTTTTAATGTTTTTCAAAAAACAAGCAGTGCAGATCGTTTAAAACAACTTCAAGATAGTGATGAGTTTATAAGTCTCAAAAACCAATATGAAACTACAGATGATCCAATTATCAAAAATGCATTAGGAAAGAGAATGGAATCATTAGTAGGTAACACCTTAGATCCAAAAGATACTAATTTACTTGATGCAAACACTCTTTACAAACTAGGTCTTTTTACAGTTGGACTCGGTGGTGTACTTGACCAAGACTCAAAAGGCGGGCCTTCTTATGAAGATTTTAAAGTAACTACAGACACAGCCTTTGAGGGTTTTGATAAACCCACACCTATTAAAGATGTAGAAGGTTTTGCTAATGGTGGTATTGTAGCCTTAGCTGAAGGTGGTTTTCCAAGAAAGAATGGTAAAATAGAAGGACCCGGAACAGAAACATCTGATGACATTCCCGCTATGTTAAGTGATGGCGAGTTTGTCGTTAATGCAAGAACTGTCCGTGGACTCGGTGAATCCATGGGAGCAAAAGACGATTCAGATGCTCGAGAAAGAGGATCAAGTTTCTTATACAGTTTACAAGATAAATACGGAGGTAAAGCATAATGGCAACACCAACTCAAGTAGGAATGAATTTACCCCCGGAGTATATTCAACAAAGAACACAAGAATTACTTAATACGTATTTTGGTGTTGGGCAGGAAGGTGATGAAAATTACGTTCCAGGTATGATAACTCAACCAAGAGATGTACCTGCTCAAGAGGCAGTCGCACTCAGTGCCCCTCAACAACAATTAATCGCTGCTGCCAATCAGGCAGCTACTGCCATTACACCTGAAACTTTAGGTATTGGATCTTTCCAACCTTATCTTGATTCTGCGGCTCAACAAACAATGGCAGGTCAAGAACAATTGGCTCAAGCAACAGGGATCTTTGATCCTACTTCTGCAACTGCGGGTGTTCAAAATTTTATGAGTCCATATCAACAAAATGTAACTCAAGAAGCTTTAAAAGAAATTGATCGCCAGGGAAATATTGCTCGTAATCAAGCGGCAGCTAGTGCAATTGGTGCAGGTGCGTTTGGTGGTGGTCGTGAAGGTGTGCAAAGAGCGGAATTGGAAAGAAATATACAAGATATTAAATCCAAAAGAATTGCTGAAGACGCACAACAAAATTATTTACAAGCTCTATCTACTGCACAAGCTGCACAAGAAGGTCAACGTCAAAGACAACTTTATGCAGGGGGACAGATGGGTGCGATGGGACAGAGAATGGCTGCTCTTGGTTTAACAGGGCAACAAGCGACTGCAAAGGACATAGGTTTATTAAGTGGGATTGGTGCAATAGATGTTACTCAACGTCAGGCAGAACAAGAAGCTATGCGTCAAAACATATTGGCTGCTCAGGAAGAACCTTACTCAAGATTACAATTTGGTGCAGGTCTCTTAGCAGGTGTGCCCCAAGGAACGACAACACTAGAACAAGCTCAAGCTCCTAATCCTTATTTAACTGCTTTACAAACTGGCATCTTAGGACTAGGCGTTCTAGGTGGTCAGGGTGGTAATTATGGTAGTTTTTTAACAGGATAGGATTTTAATGGCTGAATTTGACATTTATAAAAGAAAACTTTTTGGTGGTTTAGGACCTGATGAATATTCACAATTAGTAGACTATGCTCGTGATTTCCAAACAGGTGGTATTGATCGTTTAAATGTTAATAGAGGTGTTACGGCAGAAGATGTTTTGAGAGCAACACAACCTTTAAGTGATCCAGTTGGTCCAGGTGCTACTTCTTCAGTTGCAAAGTTTAATGACTTTTTAGCTAATATACTTGGAGCAAAATCACAAAGAATTGCAGGTGAAGAAGATAAAATAGATGCAGCAAATACTGCGGCAGTTGCTGCTGTTACAGAAGCTTTACAACCAGTCGATGAAAAAGATAATTACATGGTAGTTAATGATCAACTTGTTGATATAAGAACACTTGATGATAAAACTCCTAAGACTATTGATTTTAGAACTGTGGATGAAGATGAAAAGCAAGTAATTAAATTGACAGGTGGTGTTGAAATGACTATGGATCAATTTGATACTTATAGTCAAGATCAAAAAAATCAACTATTAGGTTTAGATACAACATCAGGTGAAACCTTCAAAGAAACCTTTATTACAGATGAAGGTAAATTTGGAGCTATTATCGAAGATAAGTTGGGTAATGTTACAACAAAAATATTTGATTTTACGGTAGAAGATGAAGTAGGGGATGGATCCACTGAAACAGAAAGATTTCGTGCAAGACAAACTGAATTACTATTAAAAAAAGAAAATGAAGGATTATCACAGCAAGAAGAAATTGAGCTTAAAGGTATAAACGAAGAGTTAACAGATCAAAGAACTTATGAAACTTCCGCAGAAAAAAAATGGGGTGAAGTATCTACTGATTTAATTATGTCAACACCAAAAAAACAAGATGCGTTATTTAAAGTAAATCAAGTTTCACAGAAGTTATTTGATAAGGATATTAATACAGGTATTTTGACACCGAAGGCAACTGTATTACAAGAAATTTTAGAACCATTAGGAGTAGATCTAAAAGGTATTTTAGATTTTGCAAATATTGATATTTTAAATGAAGCAAGTGATTCTGCAATCATTGATGCTTTAGGCACACAATTTGGTATTGCAGCATCTGATCAACTTGCTGGTCAAATATCAGAAAGAGAATTAGTAGCTTTATTTAATACTACTATACGATTAAGTGCACCTGGTGAATTCAATAGAGAATTTGCAAAAGGTTTAAACTATCTCTTAACTAAAGATTTAGCAGCCTCGCAAATTGCTGCGAGGGGAGATATAAATTCTGCTCAAGAATGGGCACTAGCAATGGAACAATGGAAACAAGAAAATCCTGCACCTTACATGTTCTCAGGTTTGTATGAGTACGAAGGCTTATCTGACCTAAATCTTGATTTAAATTTAGGTGATCCTCGTGATGAAGGATCAGATTAATGGTTACTGCTACAGAGAGAATAATGGAGGATCAAAACCTCGATCAACAAAGAATTGACAGCCTTAAATTAAATGAAAATTACGATAAAGAACAACTTCAAATAGACAATGAAAAATTTGAATTAGTAGTAGAAAATCAAAAATTTTATTTACCAAATGATCCTGAAAAAAGAGAAAAAATATTAGACGCAAGAGATGATATTCGAACAATAGTAAATGAAATGCAAAAGTTGGATAAAAATCCAACAGACATTGACTACTTTGTTAATCAATATCTAAAAACAAACAACCTTACAAGATCTCAAGTATCAGGTAAATTTCCAGAACCAGAAACTGATTTTATCATGGCATATTCACAAGGCGCTAATAAAAGAATTTTAGATATTCTAAATACTGTTATTGATGTTGGATATTACACAACTCCCTCTTATGCAATTAGTCAGGGTTCTGAACGACTAATTTCTGAAAAGGAAGAATTACCTAATTTTGATTTTGTTCCTGCAAATGAAAAAACTAAAAAAAAACTTTATGAAGTTTTTGAATTTCTTAATTTTATAGATCCCTCTTTTACTGCTGATACTTTTGCAGAAAGAGTAGCGGATAATATGGGTGCTTTTACAATTGATGCTTTACCTATATCAGGTGGATTAACAAAAGTTACAAACGCAAATAAATTAAAAGTCAGTGATCCTGAAACTTTAAAAGGTATCTATGCAAATGGTAAAAACAACTTAAAAATTCTTCATAATTCAATTATTGATATTTATGATCTTGCAAAAAAAGAAGGTCGTTTAGGAAGAGTTGTAGCTGATGATATTTTAGCAACAATGGGATTTTCAGCAGGTATGGATGTGGGTAAGAAATTATCAGAAGAGGCCACAACAGATGAGCCTGGTATCATTGGTGGTGCTTTAGGTCTTACAATTAATACACTATCTCCTTTTATAGGAGCAGCGGGTTTTCAAAAGGCAGGAAGTTTTCTTTATGATATTCCTATAGCTACATTTAATGCAACCAAAAACTTTTATAATAAATGGGCAGAAATGAATGCTGCAAATCCTGATAATAGCCCTGCAAACAATTTAGTAAAATTATATAAAGATAGTAAAACAGAAAAAAAGGCAAAACAAATAGCTGAAGAAATAAATGGTCAAATAAATCCTGATGAAGTTGCTGCTAGAGAAGAATCTTTAAATTTAGAAAATAGAATAAATCAAGTTGTTGTTCAAACAATTAAAAAAGATGCGGATGGCAATGAATATATTGCTCAAGAAATTAAAAACTTGAGTGAAGTAGATGGTCCTAGTTTAGATTTTTCTTTGGCTCAAGGTACAGAAAACCCACAACTAATTGAAACGCAAAGAACAATTGAATCAAATTTGATAGATGGTGGATTTAAAATTACTACACCGGGCAGATCAAACCAAAAAAATGAAGTGGCACAAAATGTTAAAGACCTTTCCTTATCTAATTATAAAGTTGTGGATGATGCCCTTCAAAGAGAATTTCCTGATGCACAATTTGTTTATACGACAGTTGAAAACGCTGATGGTAAAATACAAATTGTTGCTACAGAACAAAAAATAGGAAACTTTAACTCGTATTTTAACACAAATAATCGAGTAGGGGGTGTTGTAGATCAACAAATTGATGATGAATTAGCAAGTCAAACAAATATTTTAACTCCAGGAGCAACAATAAAAACAACAGATGCAGATGTAAGTATTGTAGGTGGAGATATTAGAAATAAATATTTAAACGAAAAAGAAAGAGTAGGAAATATTTATGATCAGCAACTAATTAAACTTGTTGATGATAGTTTTGGTGATCGTTCTTTTGATATTACTAATTTAAAAGACACTATCATTACTAAAGTAAAACCAGAGTTAGGAACTAATCCTAATCAAATACCCACACAATTTTATGACATTAGAGATTTAGGAAATGATTTTGCTCCAATTATAAATAATGCAAACAGAGCTATTACAAATGCCTATGAAGACTATTTAACTTCTCCTACAACAGCTAACTATAAAACATATATGGAGAAAATTAAATCTGTTGAAAAAAATTTAGAAAATCAAATTAATAATTTAAATAGTAGATTACAAAAGCAATTTGAGGCTGGTGAAGTCACCGTAGCTCCTACTTATAATTTAGGAGAGGTATCCTTCACTTATCCAAAAACAATTCAGTTTGATAATGCAGGTAACGTGATTGCAGGTGTTGATGATATTGGTAAAACTTATATGGGTAGAGATTTAAAAGCAGGTGAACCAATTGGTATAGGAGTGCCAGGAAGTAAAGTAGATGTCAATATTGAACAACCAACACTTGAAATCCCTATTAAACAATTAATAAAGTTGAAAGAAAACTTACAAAACGATCTTAATAAAGCCATCATAAAACCTAATGAAAACTCACAATTAATTCAAAGATTAAGCACTATGATAAAACAAATTGATGGTGTTGTAGATGATAATTTACAAGGTATTCAAGTTTATGATGATTGGTTAAAACAAAAAAGAACAAATTACACAGACATATTTGAAAAAGGACAAATTAATAAAATACTGACACAGACAGGGACAGGAGAGTTTGCCATTCCTGATGAACTTGTTGGTAAAGCTTTTTTACAAAATCCAAAATCGATTGAAGAATTTTTTTCAACATTTGGGGGTGATGCAGAAGCAGTTAAAGGTAT